GGAAAGGAAAACACAAAATGTACAAAATATATGAATTACATTATTCAATTGATGTCGAAGATATGATTAGGCTTTTTGAAGAGGGTAAAGGTGCAAAAGTCGAATTATATCAAGATGAAACATGTGATATTTTTCCACTCGATGCGCATGGCTATGAAGATTGTATATATGCTCTCTTTTATAGTGCAAGCGATTACTTTGAATGTGGAGATTACAAGTCTTATATGGACTTTTTAGCAACTTGTGAGAATGTTATAAATATTGATGGTTTTGAGCTTTTAATTTCTTATAAGTAGGTTGAAAAAATGTCTATGCGTATTATTTATAAGAATGAAAAAAGCTTTTATATTGTTTAGATTTACAGATAAAAAAGTTTGTTTATTAGTAAATGCTAAAAATGCAATAAATATATCCTATAGTTTTATATGTGTTCCAGAAATGCATGTTATTGGGCATATTATGTATTATAAAAATATTTTAGGCTTAATTGATGATTTTGTTATGAATTGATATAATATAAGTGTTTGCGCTATATATGTAAATTAGTACTAATAGGACTAATGGGAAACATTGGAAATAATATGGTTAGTCTTATATCTAGTTTTTTTCCTCTAGGGTGCTTTTTATGTATAAATTAGTTCAAATATGTTATTATTAGCTCAGTAAATAAAATTTTACTGAGCTATTTTTATATAAGGAGATAACATGGCTGATGAGAATACTACGGAAGTAGTAGAAGAAAATAATACAGTATCAGATGAAATTACATTAGAAACACTTAAGGCACAACTTGACAGCTTGCAGGGGGTTGCTAGTTCTGTGCTTGCAAGTGTGCAAAGCATTATGTCTACTATGAGCGACTTCGTAGAAGCAGGTGCAACAGTTGCAGAAAAGACAGATAACGCGGCAGATGTCGAAGATGTTGCAGATGCAGTAGACGATTATGTTGAAGATTTAGAAGATTTAGACTTTACTGTTACGGAAGATTAGGAGATAAAATAAAATGGCAGTTAATAACTTAACAATTCTAAAAAATGCGTGGTTACGTGGCACGAATGATTTTCAACAGCGAGTGCCTGAACCAACACAGTCTAATATTTCGCAGGTCATGGGCTCGCTTTTCGACCCTATGAATGGTATGTTATACAATCAATTTTTGGATATTTTGGTTAATCGTATTGGTTGGCAATACGTCCGACAATCTTCATTCCATAATCCATTAGCCGTGTTCAAAGGGCAAAAACTTAATTATGGCAATACAGTGCAGGAAATTTTGCCTAATTGGGTTAAAGCACATACTTACGAAGATGATGCGCTTGATTTGCTTAAAGTGCATCGCCCTGAAGCAGTAGTTACTAACTACTCGCAGAATCGACGCGATAAGTACGCAATTAGTATTACACATGATGAATTGCGAACCGCTTTTACGGAAGAGCAAGGACTTAATAATCTTGTTGCCGCAATTATGAACGTGCCGATGAACTCAGATGAATACGACGAGATGAATATTATGCTACAGCTTATTGCTGAATATGAGCATAAAATTGGTTTCTATAAACACCACTTGTCCGCAGTACCAACCGATGACGCAACTGGTAAAGAGCTTTTAACGTCTTTGCAGACTTATGGCGGAAAATTGCGTTTTCCTTCTATGGTGTACAACAATGTAAAAATTCCTGTTTTTGCTGAACCTGAAGAACTCGTTTTATTGGTCACACCTGAAACACAAGCCTCACTGAATGTTAATACGCTTGCCGCATTGTTTAATGTTGATTTAGCTAAAGTTTCTTATCGTACTGTAGTAATTCCTGAGTTTCCAATTCCTAATGCGGTAGCATTGCTTACTACACGTGATTTCTTTATCTGTAATGACACAATGTATCAAACAACGAGTTTTTGGAATCCGGAAACGCTCACAACGTCGTATTTCTTGCATCATTGGGGTATTTACGCATGTTCGCCATGCGTTCCAGCGATTTTATTTACTACTGATAATGCAACCGTTACCCCTGTAGAAACACAGAACGTTGATAATATGCAGGTGCTTGCCGACCCTTCAACTGTAAAGGCAGGTGGAAAGACTCAATTACATATCAATTTGATTGGTGATAAGGCGATTGATTATAAGCTTGCGCCTGAGTCTGCAACTTATAAGCTTGTTGCTTGGTCACCTTGGACTGATAGCGACGGTAAGGCTAGAAAGACCCCAATTGCGCTCAATACGCGCACGTATATTGACCTTAATCAAGTGTTGCATATTCAAAAGGGTGGCTTGTCTAGTGGTGATATTGTACATGTTGATGCTGCTGCAACCTATGTTAATCCGTCGGGTGAAACAAAGAGCCTCACGTCTAGCGTTGACGTTACAATTGAATAGCTATAACTGAATAAATTAGCAAGCTAGGAAACACAAAAAGTTTCCTAGCTTTTTTTATTAGAAAGGCTAAAAATGGATATTCAAACAGTAGTTACTTTAATCGGTTCGCTTGGTTTTCCTATTGTAGCTTGTATTGCTATGGCTATCTTTTATGCTACGCAATTTAAAGATTTCAAAGAGCTGATTATTAAAAACAATATGCTAACTGAGGAACTTATCGCTATTTTGCAAAAGAAAGGCGCAAATGATAAGAACGCTTAGAAGAATTGTCGTTTTATTGCTTGCTAGTCTTTTTATCGCGCCTATGGCCCACGCTGATTTACAAGGTTACGACATTTCAAACTGGCAAGGTACAATCAACACGTCAATCGTACCGTCTGATTTTGTTATCGTCGGTACTACTTGGGGTGTTGGTGGCTTGCATAATCCGTATCTTGTAGACGGTATTAATGTGGCATATACGCGACAGCTTGATGATGCTCTTTTTGCAGGCAAAAAGATAGGGTTATATCACTATGCACGAGGAAACAATCCAGAGGAAGAGGCGCGTTTTTTCTTGAAGAGTGCTAAACCTTACGTGCGTCGCGCTATTCTAGCGCTTGATTGGGAACAACAAGACAATCGCGCTTGGGGGTCACGTCAGTGGGTTTATCGTTGGGTTCGTGAGGTTCAACGGCAAACAGGTGTTAATCCTATTATTTACGTGCAGGATAGTGCATATTGGCAAGTAGCAGGTATTGAACGCGACTTAAATTGTGGTGTATGGATAGCGCAATATGCGTCAATGCGTCCAACTGGCTATCAGTCGCGACCTTGGCGAATTGGCACACGTGGTGAGGCTATGCGGCAATATTCAAGTTCGGGTTTTCTACCTAATTGGGGTGGACGTTTGGACTTGGATATTTTCCGAGGTGACCGTACCGCGTGGGATAGATACGCGAATCCTAACAATACGCGTATTGTTCAGTCGCAAATAAAGCCGCAACCTAAACCACAAAACACTGTTTCACGTGAAACACACTCGTATGTTGTGAAGCGCGGTGAATCTTTGTGGAGCATTTCGCAAAAACTCGGTGTAAACATGTATAAGCTATACGGTTTTCGTTCTGGTAATCGTAACTTGATATATGCAGGGGAAGTGTTACACTGGTAACGGTACATATAGTGTTTTCCTAAATTAAGCTCTAGTATTACAATAATGCTAGAGCTTATTTTTATAGGAGAATATGAATGGACTTTTTCAAGCATATAGACGATACACCATATCCGCGTACAGGTAATCCATACGCGCAATATACGCAAATTTTTGACTATCACACATGGACAGTCGGTGTAAAACTACATTTATACAATGTGGCATGGAATGACAAAAATATTGTGGA